GGAAACTATGAAACAGATGGTTTTATCTTTGTTAGGCAAAGACAACCTTTACCTTTTACAATTTTATCGTTATACCCTAGGTTGACTACGAATGATGGATAATATACTACATATAGTACCCTATACTGCTGAACATGGAAGATTTATCCTATCATGCCAAATGAACCACGCACTTATGGATAAGGATGCTAGATTTGAAGGAGATGCTATGAACCTTGTGCAAGACCACCTTTCTTTTACAGGACTCGTTGGTAAGAAACCAATCTTTGCTGCTGGTATGAAAATGATTTGGGGTCAAGTCGCAGAGGGTTGGGTCATTGCAACACAAGATGTTTGGGATCATCCATTGTCAGTTGCTAAAGCAATCAAGAAAGATTTTGCTAAAGTTGCAAGAAAATATAATATTAAAAGAGTTCAAACTGCTGTAAGAACAGACTTCGATAGAGGTATAAGATTTGCAGAATGGTTAGGATTAGAGAACGAGGGATTAATGAAACACTATGGTTTTGATGGTTCAGACCAATACAGATATGCGAGGATTTTCTAATGGGATTTTTAGCTCCAGCAGCACCTTTTATTTCAGCAGCTACATCAATAGCAGCAGCTCAACAAGCAAGTGCTGTTGGTAGATATAATCAAGCTATACAAAATCGTAATGCACAAATAGCAGAACAAGAAGCTGAAAGAATTGAACAACGAAAAGAGTTTGATCTTGCTAGATTTGATCAACAATTTGCACAACTTCAAGGAAAAACAAAAACTGCTGTATTAACATCAGGTGTTCAATTATCTGGATCTGGTTTAAGAATATTAAGATATAATGCTGAACAAGCAGAAATAGAAAAAGATATTTTAGATTACAACTCTAAAGTTGCTGAATCAAAAAAATTAGAGGAAGCAAACTTTGCTCGTATGTCAGGAGATCTTGCTAGACAACAAGCTAGAGCAGCTCAATTTGGATATTATGCACAAGCAGGAACAAGTCTACTGAAAGCATTTGGATAATTATGCCTAAAATACCTACATTTACATCAACAGCTAAACCCACTACTGATGTTGGTGGTGTTAGAACTGGTATTCAAGTTTCTCCTACAGCAACTGTTGCTGCAAGTCTTTTACCAGGTGCAAATCAATTAACAAATTACGCAATAAAAAAAAGAGATAATGAAGAAAAATTAATTGCTAAAAAAGCAGTATTAGAATTAAAAGCAGAATCAGATAAAATTATTGAATCACAAAAAGATAATATTAATGAAGATGAAGCTATTAATAATTGGAGAACAACTATTACACCATTAATCAATCAAAAATTATCTACTATAAAAAATAGAAGAGTAAAAAAATTAATTGAAAGTGGTATTGATTTAGAAAACTCTGAAAGTATTTATCATCTTAAAACCAATTCATTTAAAGCATACGAAAAAGAAAGTACAAAAGTTTTTAATGATGAAATGGCTACTGGAGTAAACAATTATAAAGCAACAGATAATGCAAAACTTAAAGTAAAATATAAAACAGATTTAAAAGATAAAGCAGAAAAATTTAATAAAGAACATATGCTTGGAGCTAATGATCTTAAAAAAAGATTTGAAGCTATTGATACAGTTTTATTATTAACAGATGCAGATTCTTTTATTGGTTTACCTAATGCTGAAAAACAAATAGCAAATTTAGATTCATCATTAAAAGGAGAAACATTTTTATCTAATGAAGATTTTAACAAATCTATTTACAATTCTTATGAAGCTAAAATAAATTCTTTAGCTGTAGAAGGTGATCCCAATGCAGATTATGATGAAGCTATCAGACTTGTTAACGAATTAGAAAACTTTGAAAGATACAATGGTAACAAAGTTGTATCAGGTACTATTGAAAAATCTTTTGCACAACTTAAAGAAAGAGTTTTAGGAGAAAGCATAAGACATGAAGATAAGGTTACAAAAATAATACAAGGTAATGCTTTCTTTGAATACTCTAAAGGTCAAAAAGACATATTAGAATTAGCTTTTTTTAATAGATTCGATTCAACTTTTAATAAACCAGCTAATAGAGAAATGGCATTTGAAGCAGGTCAAGAATATGATCAAAGAATTGATGATTATTTAGCTGCTAATCCTGATGCTAGTTATCCAGAACAACAAGAATACGCAAGAGAATTAAGAATGAATATAATAGATAAATATGAAAATGTTAAAATTGAACAAGTTAGTGCGTTTAATCTTACATCAAATAAATTTAATGTAAATAGAGACAAGGACGCTATTAGTAAATTAAAAGCAGAATATGATGCAGATCCCTCTAAACCTAATAATTTAAAAAGTTTAGCAAAACTTAATGGCTTTGTTGATGAAAAAGGTAATCCTGATGTCGGAGCATTTCTTAATGCCTATACACTTATTTTACAAGACAGAGAGAAAAATTAATTATGGCAGATACACCATTAAATGAAAACACATTAGATTTTTTTAAACAATTTGAAGATAGCACAAAAAAAATAGAACCTGTAAATTCAGGTTTAATCACTAATCCTGATGAAGAAGATTTTAACTTTTGGGAAAAAACTGGTCGTTTAAGTTTATCAGCAGCTCAAGGTGTAGTTAATGCTGTTGAAGAAACTGGTGATTTTATAGATGAAAACATTGTAACTCTTGGTGGATTAGAATTTGGTGATGAAGATGGTAAAGTAACATTTAAAGATTTTATACCAAGATATGTTTCACCTACCAAATGGAAAGCAGAAGAGTATTCTAAAAAAAGACAACTACCTATATTTCATCAACCTGAAGGACTAGCAGAAAATATGACAGAAGGAGCTACTCGTTTTGTAACTGGTTTTATAGGACCTAATAAATTTTTTAAAGCAGTAGGTTTGTCAGGTGGATTACTTAAAACAGGTATAAGAGGTATGGCAGCAGGAGGTGTTTCTGATCTTACTGTGTTCGATCCTAACGAAGGTAGACTATCAGATATGTTAGTTGAGTTTGATTCAGATGTATTAAATAATGCAGTTACTCAATATTTAGCCACAGATGAAGATGATACTGAAATGGAAGGTAGAGTAAAAAATGTTTTGGAGGGTATGCTTATTGGTGGACCATTTGAAATATTATTTGGTCTAAAAGCATTTAAAAAAGCAAAAGCTACTAAAGATTTTGCAGAAAAAGAAAAAATTTATAAAGAAGCTGGTGAAGCTATTGATGATTTAAGAAAAGGTAAGAAAACAAAAAAAGTATACAAAAAAATAGCTGAAAATAATCCAGCTATTAATATGAAAGAATATTTAAAAAAATTAAATATTGGTCAGAAAGAAGCTAAAAAAGAAACAGAATCTTTTATTAAAAAAATATTAAACACCAAATCACTTAAAAATTCTGCACAAGTTTTAAAAACTATAGATGATGTTGCAGAAAGATTTGATGAACCTACCAAAGATTTTTTACAAAATGATGTTTTAAAAAATGCTGAAGCTGAAGAGTTAGCAACTCTTTTAGCAAGAGATAAAAAAGAAATATTAAAATCATTACCTAAAGAAGGTGAAAGAGCTAAAACAGCAACTGTTAGAATGGTTGCATCAAAACAAATATTACAAGAATTAGCTTTTCAATTAAGAGAAACATCTGAAAAATATGTAAAACAATTTGGTATAGATTCAGATAAATGGACTAAACAAGCTAAAGAAGATGTTGCTTTACAAAGTCAAGTAGTAAGAGATACTGTTGTTGCTTTAAAAAATCAAGTTAGAGGTGCTGCAAGAGTTACACAAGCTGGTAATATTAAAGTTGCACGATCAGAAGGTAAAATTTTAAATGTAGAAGAATTAGTTGATATTATAAAAAACTTTAAAGGTGATTCTGCTACTATGGCTAGATTAATAAAAGATGCTCCTTTAGAAGAAGTTATTAACAAAGTTTCAAAAAGTAAATATCAAAGAATACAAGAAGCATTTAACTCTGCTTATATCAATTCATTATTATCAGGTATATTTACACAAGCGATCAACGTAAAGTCAGGTATATACGAAGCACTGATAAGACCTTTAGAACAAATAGCAGGTGGTGCTTTAAGAGCTGACACTAGAGCTATTCAATTAGGTTTTGCACAATACAAAGGTTTAATGATGCACTTTGGTGAAGTAGTTGAAATGACACGACTTGCATTAAAACAAGGTGATGCAATTCTTGATCCTACTTCAAGAACTCAAGATAATTTAGAAATTGTAAATGGTAAAGCCACAAGACCTATTAGTGGTGCAAATCTTGGTGTTGAAGGTGCAGCAGGAACAGCTATTGATTGGGTTGGTAAAGTTATAGAATTACCATCAAGACTATTGATGACAGGTGATGAATTTTTAAAACAATCAAACTATAGAGCTAGACTTTATGTAAATGCTGTAGATAATACTATGGAAAGAGGATTAGACATTCAATCTAAAGCAGGAAGAGAAAACATAGATAAAATTTTTAAAAATGGTTTTACAAAAAATGGTGCTGCAAATATTACAGAAAGTTCAATAAATCAAAATGCTCTTCAGTATGCAAGAGAGGCAACTTACACAAATGATTTGATGGGTGGTAGTTATTTAAACATTGGTTCACACATACAAACTTTTTTAAATGCTGCACCTATATTTAGATTTTTAGCACCTTTTATAAGAACACCTACAAACTTATGGAGGCATATGTCAAATCGTATACCTGGTTTAGGTGCATTTACAAAACAAAATAGAATGATGTGGAATAGTGGTGATAGAAGAGCAAGAGCAGAGGTTTTAGGTAGACAATTATTAGGAACATCTGTTGTAATGTATGGTCTACATTTAGCTACAGAAGATGTAGAAGATAAGAATGGTAAAAGGTATCCTAAAATAACTGGTAATGGACCATCTAATTTTCAAATAAAAAAAACTTGGTTATCTTTAGGATGGCAACCTTATTCTATTGCACAACTGAATAATGATGGCACAGTAACATATAAACAATACAATAGAATGGACCCTCGTTTTATGGTGTTAGGTTTTGTTGCAGATATAAAAGAAAATTTAGCAAACATAAACGATCAAGAAAAAGAAGAAATGCTTACAGCAGGTATTATGACAATTATGAGAAACGCATCTAATAAAACTTATTTAAGAGGTATTACAGATGCTATGGCTCTTATTGGTAGTCCTACAGAAAAAAAATTTGAACAATTTTTTGGTGGTGTTGTTGGTAATTTAATACCTTACGCATCTTTGAGAAATCAAGGTATTCCAGGTATTTTAGAACCTGAAACAGATGCTTTTGAAACAAGAAGTTTTTTAGATAAAATATTAGAAAGATCAGGTTTAGGTGAAAAATATTTAGAACCTAGAAGAGATATTATTACAGGAGACCCCATAGAAAAAACACCAAGTAGTTTATATTTTAATCCTGATGGCATTTTATCATTTTCATCATTTGTTCAAGGACCATCACTTGTTGGTAGACAAATAGATGTAAAAGATAATCTAGTAGCTTATGAGATTGCAAGACTAAGAATAGCACTTACTCCACCAACAAAGGTTAGAAGTAGAGTTGTAGATTTAACAGAGTTTGTAAAAGATGGTCAATCAGCTTATGACTATCTTATGGAAAACACAGGTAAAGTAAAAATTAATGGTAGAACTTTTCAAGAAGAAGTATTAAATCAAATGAACTCTACCTTTTATAAAAATAGACAAGAAGGTGATGTTAATTTTGATGGTGGAAAAGAAATGGTAATTAAAAAGGTTTTCAAAGCATACAAAGATGCAGCTTATGCTCAAATGATTAAAAATTACCCAGAGGTTAAAGACGCATTAATCAAAGCTCAAAAACAAAAATATGAGCTTTTAGGTAAAAGTAAAGAAGGAGAATCAGATCAAATAAATGTTTTATTACCTCAATAATGTGGTATTGAGTAATGAAAGACTTTAATATATAGAGAAAGTAATATGACAGTATCTTCAACTACAGTAAAAAATTCCTACTCAGGTAATTCAAGCACAACAGCTTTTGCCTATACCTTTAAAATTTTTGCGGACACAGATTTACAAGTAATTATCAGATCCTCTACAGGAACTGAAACTGTTAAAACTTTAACTACACATTATACAGTATCTGGCGCAGGAGATAGTTCAGGTGGTAATGTAACATTTACCTCTGGCAATACTCCAGCAACTGGCGAAACAGTTGTAATCAGAAGAGCTGTTCCGCAAACACAGGCTATAGATTACATAGCCAATGATCCTTTCCCTGCGGAATCACATGAAGAGGGATTGGATCGTGCAACTATGACGACCCAGCAAATGCAAGAAGAGCTGGATAGATCATTTAAAGTTTCAAGAACTAATACAATCACATCATCAGAGTTTACAGATAGTGCAACAGACAGAGCATCAAAAGCACTAGGTTTTGATAGTGAAGGTAATTTAACAACAGTTGCAGATTTTCTACCTGCTGGTGGAGATAGTGCAATGTTTCAATATTCAACAACAACATCAGATGCTGATCCAGGAGCAGGATTTTTTAGATTAAACAACGCAACAATATCTAGCGCAACTGAAATGTACATTGATGATTTAGAGTTTAATGGCACAGATGTTTCGGCATGGGTTCAATCATGGGATGATGTTGCAGGAAATGATACCAATAGAGGTAGAATAAGAATTTCAAAAGCAAATACATTAGATACTTGGATGGTGTTCAAAGTAACTGGTGCAATTACAGACGCTAGTGGTTATTCAAAAATAGGATTATCTTACATTGATACTGCTGGTACTTTTGCAAACAACGATAAAGTATTTATATCTTTTGTAGCATCTGGTGAAGATGGTGCAATACCAGGATATTTTTATAAGTTTGATACAGGCACATCTGATGCAGATCCTGGTGCTGGAGAAATAGCATTTAATAATGGTACATACGCATCTGTTACAGAAATATATATTGATGATGCAGATGCAAATGGAGTTACAGTATCTTCTGATATTTTAACTTGGGATGATTCAACATCTACTATAAGAGGTTTTTTAATGATCTATGATATTAACGATAGATCAACTTATGCAAGATTTAAAATTACTGGTGCATCAACAGATGCTAGTGGATATGTAAAATTAGCTGTTGCTCACCTAGCATCAAATAATACATTTAGTGCTGCTGATGAATTATCAGTTCATTTTACAGCAAGTGGTAGCAAAGGAGACACAGGTTCAACTGGTGCTACAGGATCAACTGGTTCTACAGGTGCAACTGGAGCTGCTGGAACAAACTCACAACTTTCAATGACATTTAGCAATTCAACTTCTGACGCTGACCCAGGTGCAGGAAAAATTGCTTTTAATAATGGAACATTAAGTTCAGTATCTGTTTTATTTGTAGATGATGCAGATGATGCTGGTGCAGACATATCAAGCTACGTTCAATCTTGGGATGATGTAACTAACACAACTGCAAAAGGAATTGTAACTGTAACAAAAGAAGGTACAGCATCAACTTATGCAACATTTAAAGTATCTGGATCTGTTACTGACGCTTCAGGATATACCAAAGTTGCAGTAACACACATTGTATCAAGTGGATCATTTTCAAACCTAGATGGAGTTGGTGTTCATTTTAGTTACTCTGGAAATGATGGACAACTTAATAGTGTAGAGGGTGATACAACTCCGCAATTAGGTGGTAATTTAGATGTAAATGGAAACTCAATAGTATCAGCATCAAATGGTAATATTGCGATAACACCAAATGGATCAGGAAAAGTGGTTATTGATGGTATTAGTCATCCTACCTCAGATGGATCGGCAGACCAAGTATTAAAAACTGATGGCTCTGGTAATTTAAGTTTCACTACAGTATCAAGCGGTATAACAACAGGAAAAGCTATTGCAATGGCAATAGTATTCGGATAAAAAGGACATTATGGCAAATCCAAATATAGTATCTGTATCATCCATTAAAGGAGAATCAGTTGGTTATAATTTAACTGCTACAACTACTACAACTTTAATGACAGTATCAGCAGATAAATTAGTTAAAATTAATAGAATATCATGTGCAAATGTAGATGGCACAAATGCTGCCTCTGTAAATATTTCAGTTACAAAATCAAATTATACACCTGATGGCATTGCAAATTTTGATACTTCTGGAACATTCTTTATAGCAAAAGAAATAGTTATACCACCAGCAGCTACAGTAATTATTTTGGAAAACCCATTATATTTACAAGAGTCAGATGTTTTAAAAGGCGGAGCAAGTGCAGCTTCAGATTTAGATTTAGTAATTTCTTTTGAATCTATTGATGATGCTTAAAATATATTTTTAATTTTTAATGAAAAGATTTTACTATCTTTGCGGATTGCCAAGATCAGGAAATACTTTACTTGCTACAATATTAAATCAAAATAAAAATATAGCAGTTACACCTAATTCTGTTCTTACAGAGATTTATAAATATCTTTATTTTATTAAAACAAATAATATGAGTTTTTTAAATTTTCCTGATGAAAAATCTTTTAACAATTTATTGAAAGATACTCATAAAATATATTATAAAGATTGGAAGCAAGATATTATAATTGATAGAGGTATGTGGGGTGCGCCAAATAATTTAAAGTTTGTAAAAGAATATATAAATCCAAAACCTAAAATAATTATATTAGTAAGAGATGTTTTAGAAGTGTTAGCATCATTTATAGATTGGTCTAACAAAAATAAAAATGCTTACATTAATAGTCATGGTAAAACAGTAGATGAAAAATGTGATTATTTAATGTCAAACAACAGTCAAATTGTAAGTCAATTAATTGGTATAAAGCATGTTATAGATAATGAAAATAAAAATAATTATTTATTAATAAATTACAACGATCTTATAAATCAAACTTCTAAAACAATAAATAAAATTTATAATTTTTTAGACATAAAAAAATACAATCATAAATTTAAAAACTTGTCACAGTATTCTGTAAATGGTTTGCAATATAAAGATTACATTATTGGTGATAATTTGCATAACATTAAAACTAATAAAGTATTTAAAACAAAAAGAAATATAAAGAAAATTTTATCTGATTATATTATAAAAAAATATGGCTCTTCTAAATTAAATGTATGGATAAAAAATGAAAAATAAATCATTAACAATAAAAGAAATATCTAAGATAACAACTTTACCAAAAAAATATAAAGGTATGTTAGATCATATTCAAACTAATATGCCATCAATAACAAACTCTTCATCAAACTTTTATAAATCTCATTCTCAATTTATGGGTGTTATGCTTGACGTAACTCACTTAACACCAATGAGATCAATAAAACATACGTTAGCTGAGATTAATAAAACAAGACAAGCATTAGAACAAGCTCATTTAAGTTTAAAAGAAAACGAAATAAGAATTAGGATAAGAGAAAAAAAATTAGAAGAGAATAATTTAGATCCATTAGAAAGAGAGTTGCTTGAATTAAAAATTTTAAGATTAAAAGTAGATGGTGCAAATACTTTAAATTCTATTCAAGGTGCTATTAGAAAAATGTCATTCTTTACAAGTCAATATAAAAATGTTTTAAAAAAAATAGGTAAAGATAAAATAACTGAAAAAGATTATGAAGAAGAAGAAGTTAAGTACCATATAATGACAGTTATGAAACAAGCTCTTAACTCTGCTAGACCTAAAGGTGGTCAAATAGACGAGGGTAATTTAATATATCTTTTTGATATGGGTATTAACTCAGCAGTTGCACAACGATTGGTTTTTGAATATCTACAAAAAGAAAATGAGATGATTAAAAATGGTCAAAATCCTACACACCAGATGACTTTAGAATGGCTTGAAAAATGTGTAACCATATTTGAAAACGACTCAAAGGCTTTTGCTCAAAAAAGAGGTTTTAAATTATTAGATGAAAAATCCCTATTAACAGATGAAAAAAACAAGAAAAATAATGTTGATTAAAAAACTGTAAAACAGTATAAACAAACAAAGTAATAATTATGGCTTATCAAATAATAAAATATAAATTAAATGTAGATGGCACAGTACCATCTTTTATTCCAAAAGGTGTGTCGCATGGTTTGTGGCTTAATCCTATTCAAGATTCTTTTGGTCCTTGTGATAATTGGTTAGTTGGAATTACAGATGGTAAGCAACCACTTCCAAATGGTCAAGCAGAATTAATATCAACTAAAATAGAATTAAAAAATTATTTAGATACCTTTACAAGTAATTGGCATTATCAAGCAAAACCACCATTAGACCCAATTGAACAAGGAGATGCTTTCGATCAAGAAGCAGAGTCAAATTCTTTATGGTCAGAATTAGAAAGTTTAAACTCATAGGAGATAATTATGGCACAATATCCTAACAATCAAGATGCTGGTGGTATTTGGAAATTAAAAGATATATGGGTTGCAATTGGTGGTGAAAACTGGGTTAAAGATTTAAGTGGTGATAGAGGTTTATTTGGTGGTGGCTATGCTTCTCCTGCAAATACAAATGTTATAGATTTTATTTCTATAGCTGCTGCTGGTAATGCTACAGACTTTGGTGATTTAATTACATCAGTTTATGGAAACAACAATGGTGCAGTTGGATCAACCACAAGAGGATTGTTTGCTGGTGGTGGTGATGGAACTGGAGATGGTACAAATGAAATTTCTTTTGTAACCATAGCTTCTGCTGGTAATGCTACAGACTTTGGTGATTTAACTCAAGCTGGTAGAGCATTTGGTGCTGGTATATCCTCTTCAACAAGAGGTATATTTGGTCCAAGACGACACACACCTTCACCAACTCCTCACAATGATAATACTTTTGATTTTGTTACAATAGCATCCGCAGGTAACGCAACAGATTTTGGTGATGCTACAATTAATGCAGCTAACAATGCTGGTGCTTGTAGTTCAACAAGAGGATTAAGAGCTGGTGGAAACCAAAATACCTCACCTGGTGGTGAATCAACAAATGTAATTGATTTTATTACTATTGCATCCGCAGGTAATGCAAGTGATTTTGGAGATTTATCTGCTATAAAACATGATCTTGGTGGATTATCATCAGCTACAAGAGCATTATTTGCTGGTGGTACATCAAATCCTGGTTCATCACCTTATGGTAGTGCAACAAACTCAATAGATAGTGTAACTATAGAAAGTACTGGTAACGCATCTGACTTTGGTGACCTTAGCACAAACACAGCAACAAGAGGTGTATCAAATACAATAAGAGGAGTATTTTCTGAATCTACTGGAAGTCCTAACAATGGTAACACAACTTTTGTAACAATAGCATCTGCTGGTAATGTTTCAAGTTTTGGTGATTTGTCTGTTGCTAGAAGTGTTGTAGGCACAGGTTCAAATGTACATGGTGGATTGCAATAAATCCAATTAATGAAAAAAGAATTAGTAAGGCTTTTTGCTATTCCTGTTCTTATTACAAAATATCATTTAGATTTAAAAAAAGAATTAAATTATATAGAAAAAAAAATTAAGTTAGTTGAGAATGGAACTAATAAAAATTTTAAATCAATAGATTCTTATATTTTAAAAAACAAAATATTTAAAAATCTTAAAACATTTTTTGAAGATAGCTTAAAGGTTTATGATGAAGAAATATTTAACACAAATCAAAAGGTATTTATAACTCAATCATGGGTTAATTTTAATCCCAAAGGATCAATACACCACGAACATCTACATCCAAACTCTATTGTTTCAGGAGTATTTTATTTTCAAGTTGATCCAAATATGCCACCTATTGTTTTTAATAAAACATTAAATGAAAGTTTAAAAAGACAAGTAAATAAATTTAATGAGTTTAATTCTGAAAATTTTTTATTACCTGTAAATAGTGGTGAACTTATATTATTTCCATCTTCATTAAGACATAGCGTACCAATAAATACAACAAATAAAAATAGAATTTCTTTATCATTTAATACTTTTGTATCTGATACACTTGGATCAGAAAATGAATTAACACATTTGAATATAAAAGAAATATAAACAGAAAGGTTAATAATGAAAAATGTTAATGACTATATTTTTGTAGCAAATGTTATACCAAAAAAACTTTGTGAAAAAACAATTAAAGTATTACAAAACAACAAGTGGTACAAACACGCATGGTATGACACAACCTCAAAAATGTATGACTCAGAAAAAAACAAAGAGTTAGATGTAAGTAATTATAATGTTGAACTTCAAGCTGACACAGCAGAGTTTTTAAAACAAGCCTATCAACAATATTTTAAAAAACATAAAGGTAAAAGTGAAAAAACTCAACTAAATATATGCACAAAATTTTCACCATTTAGATTAAATAAATATACTAAGGGAACTATGATGCGTGAACATCACGATCACATACACTCTTTGTTTGATGGTCAACACAAAGGTATACCAGTTCTTTCTTTCATAGGAATATTAAATGATAATTATAAAGGTGGTGATCTTATTATAAGAAATAAAAAAATTAAAACAAAAGCTGGTGATATTATAATATTTCCGAGTTGTTTTATGTTTCCTCACGAAGTTACCGAAGTTACAAAAGGCACTAGATATTCGTTTGTAAGTTGGGGTTTTTAAATATATAAAGTTTTTATTATGAAATTTATTTTAATATTGCACGTTTGTAGTTTTTTAGACATAAACTATCCAGAGTGTTACACTACTCATGTTGTACCATTAGAATTTGATTCTTATAAATCTTGTATATTGCAAGGATATAAGTCATCACACAATACTTTAAAAGAAATTTATGAAGAAAAAATAGAGGATAAAAAATTAGCCATAAGATTTCAATGTAAAGAAATTGGAGAAATAACTTAACATGCCTAGAAAAAAAAACATAAATCCAAAACAATTAGTAGATCAAATGACAGGTGTTAGATTATCAAAGCATGAAGCTATCTGTGCAGAAAGAATGAAAACATTATTTAAAGCTATAGATGAAATGCGTAAAGATGTAAAAGATTTAAGACAAGATATGAACAAGGGAAAAGGAGCTGTAAACGTATTAATATTTTTAGCAGGATTGGTTGCAGCTATTGTTGGTGTCACAAAATGGAATGGCTAGACGTAGAAAAGCAGTTATTGGATTAGTAAATGAACTTACAGCACAACTTAATCTTGCCAAAGACCCAAATATCCTTGTATTTTTACCCCTTGGAGGACTTGGACCAATAGATATTGTTACTTTAAATATGACTACAGGTGAGTATACTGCGTATGATGTTAAGAGTAAAAATTATAGAAAGAAAAATAGTACACCTAAAGATGGGTATAAAAGAAATACTAAAGGATCTCTCATCAATAGGCAAACTACTATTGAACAAAAAAAACTAAAGGTAAAAATTATTTATGCAACTATCTAAACATTTTAAATTAGAAGAATTTACAAAGTCAATGACCGCAACTCGCAAAGGTATAGACAATACACCTGGAGCTGGTGATATAAAAAACTTAGAGAATGTTTGCTATGAAATATTAGAACCAGCAAGAGCTAAGTTTGAAAAACCTATTACTATTACATCAGGATATAGATCAGAAGAATTATGTGAAGCTATTGGTAGTAAGAAAACTTCACAACACGCTAAAGGTCAAGCAGTAGATTTTGAAATAGCAGGTATACCTAATATACAAGTAGCTTATTGGTTGCAAAACAATGTTGATTTTGACCAGCTAATCATGGAATATTTTGATCCGAATGACCCAGCAGGGGGTTGGATTCATGTTTCTTACAATGAAAAAGGATCAAATAGAAAACAAGTTCTTACCTATGATGGTAAGAAATTCGAGAATGGATTACCTGATATGAAGTGGAAAGATGGTAAGGTAGAGGGATAATGCCAAGCTATAAAGAAGTTATGGTAGATGCTTTAGAAAAGAAATACGAAGCACAAATGGCACTAGCAGAAGCTAATATAAAAGTATTTATGGAAAATCCTGTTGGTGTTGGTGAGCATCCTAACATTGTACAAGAGGTAGAAAAATTGTTAAAAGAAATAAAAGATGCTAAAGAAATGTTAGATGAACTAAAAAATTGGAGATGATATGTGGTTAAGTGCAATTAAATTAGCAATCAATGCTGGTTCAAAAATTTATGCAAACAAACAAAAAGCAAAAGTTGCAATGTCAGAAGCTCAACTTCTTCATGCAGAGAAACAATCTCGTGGTGAAGAAAAATATCAAGGTAAACTTTTAGAAGCTAGACAAAACGATTACAAGGATGAGGTAGTTCTTGTCATACTTACATTGCCAATCTTAGTGTTGGCTTATGGTGTATTCTCAGATGATGCAGCAGCTATGGATAAAATTAATTTATTTTTTGAGCATTTTCAAAACCTTCCAGGATGGTTTACAAATTTATGGATTTTAGTTGTCGCTAGTATTTTTGGAATAAAAGGAACACAGATATTTAGAAATGGTAAAAAATAATTTTGTACAACAATATAGTAAAAAGGTAACACACTTATCACAACAAGGATATGGCAAGAAAAAAATTCAACGTAGAAAAAATACCTCACGAAAGAATACCAAAAAGAACTAGCATTGGTGGTGGTCGAGTAAA